CGGCACAAGACCAAGACTGGAGAGGTCGGGTCCGTAGCCGCCAGATCATGGTGGCTGCAAGTCTGCGATGACATCGCCAAGAGACGTGGGCCAGAAGCCCTCAACGATTTACGTTCCCGCATGAACAAGGAGAAAGCAAATGTCTGAGAAAAAAGAACTGTCGGGCTTGGCCCGTCAAATCCTGAGTGGTGGTGGACATGTCACCCTCTTCACCCAGCAAGAGTTTGACGAGGCGCTGGCGCTGGGCAAGGCCGAGATCATGCAGGTAGCGGTCCAAACCACCAAGCATGCCATCTTCATGGAGCGCCAAGCCTGCGCAGAGGTCTGCAAGCGCCTTGCAGAGCAGGAAGACGAGGGAGAGCTGTCCACGGCCCTTGTGAACGCTTCTATCGCCATCATGAACCGGTTGCGGTGATGAAGATCGAACTGGACTTCCCACCGGCCTGCCTGTTCCCCAACAGGGCCAAGGGTACGCACTGGACCGTGACACACAAGGCCAAGACGCTGTACCGTGACAACAGTGCGTGGTTGACAAAAGGTCAAATCAACGGCTGGGTATCAACCGATCAAGACGTGGCCCTGACCATCACATTTGTGATGCCCGACAAGCGTCTCAGGGACACCGACAACTGTCTGGCTGCGGCCAAGGCTGGGCTGGACGGCATGGCTGACGCACTGGGTGTGAATGACCGCCAGTTCCAGCCCGTGACGATCTACCGCGAGTACGGCAACAAGCCCGGGAAGATGATCGTGGAGGTCGCATGAGAAAACGCAGCGCCTACCGGCCAAAACCCGTGCTGGTCAATCCACTGCTGTACGTGCTGGAGAGCTTCCGGCCCGTCCGTGCCCACGACAGCTACTTGGTCGATCTGAAGATCAAGAACCACGGCGCAATGAGCAACTTAACCAAAGGGCTTGCCGGCAAGGAGGACGTCGACGCGCTGATCAACATGGTCAATGTCGTTGAGGCCTTGTACCGGCTCGGGTTTGGCAGAGAGTACGGCGACGTGGTGAAGGACGGACTCAATGCCTTGCACGACTTGGGCAGGCGCGGCGTACAGACTGGCCGCTTTATTTTGAAGGCTCAGGAGATGAGCCACCTGAACTTGATCATGGAGCTGCACGATGCACAGATGGATCTGGTCACTATCAAGGACATGGAAAAAGCCATCGACCTTGTGAACAAAGAATTTGCACAACGAAAAATGAGAAGGATGACAGCATGACTTACTGGCCCGGAACAGAGATCCCCAAGAGCACCCGCAACGCATTCAACTGGAAAGCAGAACCAAGCGAGGTGACTTCCACCAAGGAATTCAAGGCATCGGTTGCTGCCAAGCGCAACACCCAGATGCAGAAGTCCCGTCAGTTCACCGTCTACAGCAAAGCGCAGGCCTCCAAATGAGCGAAAAACTGATTGACCCCCAGTCGGCCGTCGACTTCATGATCGCCAAGTCTGCCGAGTATGCGCAGGCCGAGGCCAACAAGATTTACATGGAGGAGATGCGCAAGACCATCAAGGCCGAAGAGATGCGCACGGCTGAGATCATGTGCGACTGCAAGACCGCTGCCATGCAAGAGCGCGAGGCCTACGCCAGCAAACGGTACAAGGACCATCTGGAGGCCCTCAGAGAGGCCGTAGAGCGCCGCGAACGCCTTCGGTGGATGCTGATAGCCGCCCAAGCCCGAATCGAGGTCTGGCGGTCTCAGGAGGCCAGCAACCGGGTAGAAGGAAAGCTTACTTTATGACGCAGGCGACCTTGTTTGATCTCCCAGATGCTCCGCAAAAAACATACAGAGCAATTCGTCATGATGTTGTCCGGGAAAAGCAGGCTGCGAATTCTCTTGAGGTTCACCACCCGAACGAAAAAACAAAACAAATAGAGTTTGTAATGAACAACTTAAATGTTCAACGAGGTCACGACATTCTTGAGTTGTTTGCCGGTCGGGGAAATTTAACCAAGGTTTATGAGCGATATGGGTCTGTGGTTGCCTGTGACCGCAAATACTTGCAAACTGGCGACAGCTTTTTGTTGTTCCACAAATTGATATACGAGAAGAAAAAATACACCGTAGTTGACATAGATCCGTATGGCTTCCCTAATAGGTTTTTCCCTGACATTTATTTGTTGATAGATGACGGGATATTATTTGTCACCATGCCTAAGCCATATGTAAATATTTTGAATGGGATTACTCAGACCCATCTGATCAGTTACTTTGGTGAACCAAACCCGGACGAGGATACGATCATTGACCAGCTTGTCACTTGGGGATTGTGTCATTGGCGGCAAGTTGAGCTAATCGATTCTATGGATTGCAATAGCGTTTGGCGATTTGCCTTCTCTGTAAAAAAGGTTAAAGCTACTGATTACACGGGAGTTAGGAATCGATGAACAATAAGGTCAATGCGTCTGAGCGTAAGCACCTCCAGCGAGTCAAGAGCCTGCCCTGTAGCGTCTGTAACGCTCCGCCCCCCAGTAGCGCCCACCATATCAATCAGGGGCAGCAATACACCACCGTGGCGCTCTGCTACGACTGCCATCAGGGTAGCTTCATGGGCTGGCATGGTCAGAAGAGGGCATGGGCTATCCGCAAGATGGACGAGCTTGATGCCTTAAATGTAACTATCCAGCGGCTCCTGACTGATGGGATGCCGCTTGAAGAAAATAATCTACCTTTTTAAAAAAAGTTGTTGACAGGTCGTTTAATCTCAAGTTACATTACGCCTACGGTCACTTGAGACCGGACAGCGAATAAGGAGCGACACCATGAAGAACGACCTCAACAACATCGATACCCTCGGCACACTGCTGGCTCAGATCGCAGATCTGGAAAAGCAAGCCAGCGCCATCAAGGATGACCTCAAGGATTCGGCTACCGCTCCCGGCGGCAGCAAGGTATTTGAGGGCGACCTGTTCAAAGCCACGGTTGTCGAGTCAAACCGCAGCACCATCGACTGGAAACAGTTGTCCGCTGATCTGGGCATCGATGCCGAGACGCTTGCTAAGTACACTAAGACCTCTGCTGTCTTCGCTGTCAAAGTCACTTCACGTTAATCGGGGGCAATCATGAACTGGACATCACAGCGCGACGAGGGAGGCCACGTTCACCTCCTCCCCGTCAGTGACGAGGTCTTCGTCAAGGTCGAGAAGTCACGGGCTGGGGATTACTTCCTGAGCGTTTACCGTGAGGGCGATCCTTGCGGTGACGATGTGGAGTATTTCCCAAACCTGTATCAGGCCAAGAAGTACGGGAACGAGATTGCTTCCAGCGGTCAGTGGCAAGAATACTTGCTGGCATAAAATGAGACGAGTTAACTTAACCGACGCTGAATTATTCATTTGCAGGATGATGGGGGTGATGCGTCGGTCGGAGGCCATGTACAAGGTGGTCAACCAGCAGGTCGGCAAGGACGATACTTGGACTATCGACATCGATGGCGTGGTGGCTGAATACTGCGTAGCGAAGATGCTCAACGTCTGTCCCGACCTGACGGTCAGTGTGCGTAGCGGCGGAGTTGATCTGATCAGCAAGACCGGCAAGACCATCGATGTAAAGTCCACGCGGCACAGAGACGGGCGGCTGCTGTCAACACTCAAGAAGGCCGCAGATCCCTGCGACATCTACATCTTGGCTATCGTGGACGATATGGGAGCCAGCATCATTGGCTGGGCATCCAAGGAGCTTCTGTTCAACGAAGCTAACAAGGTGAATTTAGGGCATGGGGTTGGCTATGCGCTGACTCAGTCTCAATTAAATAGTTTTAAAAAGTAGTTGACGGGTTCTTGTGATTTAATTTAAAGTTACACCACTGCGATTTGCAGGACATTGAATAGGAGCGAATGATGGAAAACTTCCAAGCAATCTACGACGAGGCACTGGCTGCTGCTGTTAAGGCGGAGGCGGATTACATGGCGCAATACGGCGAGCCAATGTACTGCGGCTTTGCATGGGTCGAAATCCCAAACGGTCGCAGCAAGTTCGTAAGCTGGTTGAAGAAAAACAAGATCGGTGACAAGCACTGGAAGAAGGGCTGGCAGATCTGGAACCCGGCAGGC